AGTATATTCTCTGACAGGGATATTAAGTTGAGGAAATTTACTCAATGGTTTTCTATTGGCAATAATACCAATCATACCTAAATGAGAAAGACCAAGTAGACCACCAACTCCTATGGCGATCCACTTAGTCCATTTTATATCTTTAATTTCCATTTGCAGACATAACGATTGTATATGTATATAGCAAATTAATTACCTATACGTTCAACAGCAGCACGAGACTTGTATAGTATGTTACCTTTCAAAGGAACATAACCTAATACAGATGCCTTCTCCTGATACTCATCAGATAATAATGTTGATAGAGTAGTCTTTATTGCTTCAGTCTTACCACCATTACCAGTTTCATAAGCAAGTACCCATGTAAGCGTAGCAATGGGGTAAGCACCTTCTGTTGCGGGGTTAGGGTCTGTCCCTGCGAGGTTTTCATCGAGTGTAATACCATTAAGTGCCAGAGAACCCGACTCAACTGATGGTGTAACATACTCGCCATTTTTATTCTGAAGGGCAGCAGCAACAACTTCACCCTTAATGTATGACTGATTGACATAACCAATAGCACCAATTTGATTTCTAATATTACCAGCAACACCTGCGTTGCCTTTGTTACCTATACCCACAGGCCAAGCAACTGATTTACCCACACCCAACTTCCACTTCTTACTGAATGCTTTCATAGAGTTTGTAAAAGCAGCAGTAGTTCCTGAACCATCAGAACGATATACCCAAGTCATTGCTTGGTCTTCACATCCTACCTGCGACCAGTTGTTTATCTCACCAATAGCAACCTGTACTGCTTGCTCTTGTGTAAGTTTTAAATCACAACCAGGCATATTATATCCAAAGGCAATTGTGCCTCCTGTCATAGGTATCTGAACTAGTCCTCTTGTTGCTTTGTTTATATCACTCTGTGACATAGGATCATCGGATGCTCCGAAGTCCACTGTTTGATCTAGGAATGCTTTTCTACCTGAACCAGAACCTACTGCTTGGTAGTTTACTCTATGTCCTCCTTCCTTTGCAAAGTCTGACAACCATCTTTGATAGATTTTAGATGGGAATGATGCACCTGCTCCAGAGAGTCTTGTCCGTGCTTCTGCACAACCAGGTACTAATGCAGCAAGAACTGCTAGTCCGATAAGCCTTTTCATTAGGATTCGCTATCGTGGCATAAGTATGTATTATATTTTACCATAAAAAAAGACCCCTGCAAAGCAGAGGTCTCGATCCATCTCGAACTGCTAATATTTAGAGTTCGGTGGGTGTTACGGGTTCAGTAACAGATTCCTTTCAGAATGTGAACTTAGCACCGATCTTACCACCCCAGTTGATTAGGTCATCACCTGATGAATCCTCATCGGAGATACCAGAGATTTCGCCGTAAACAGCAAGATCATCGTTGATTCCAACAGAAGCACCAACCTTACCAGAGAAATCTGTCTCTGTATCATCAGTTGAATCTGTATGAGTGAA